GAACGCTAAGGTATCTTTTAGCGACTTTTCTTTATTAACCCTAGTCGTGGTATTACCAGATATAAAATCGTCCGTTAAATCACGAATATCTTGGTCGAAGTCATCAATAGTAAATTCTTGCTTTAACCTACCCATACTATCCCCCCTAGTGCAAATGCAAATAAAAAGATAATGCCAACTGCACATAAAAATATGCAGATTAGCTCAAATATGGCTTCACACCATTCTCTAAAGTTGCGTGGTTTTCTAATCATCATTTATCTCTCCTCCCCAGATAGAACGCACAATGGCTCGGTTCTGGGCTTGTTTATCATAGTAAAGTTTTTGAGCATAACAATATTTATCCCAGTCGGAAATATTGTCTCCCATAGCTTTTAATTGTTCTTTAATCCAAAGTGGCAGACCAGCCATGAACTCTTTGTATTCATCATATTGTCTATCACCAATCTCGTCGTAATCGTAATCTTTTGGCATAATTTTCTCCTCAATAGTGGGGGGCGAACCCCCCTTAGTTAAAGTTAAATTGTTTCCCAAGTTTTCCAAAACTGATTGAAAATATGAGATTCTTCTTTTCTACCCATGTGTGGTAAGTCGCAGTTTAATCTAGAAGGTCTAGTTTTAACTAACCAGTTGCCACCATTGTTTCTGGATTTATTACCAGTAGCAACACTAACTACTATATGTTTACCACCTAAACCATTAATCCAGATGTCGCCTACTTTGACATTGTCGCAAATATCTGAATAAGAATCACCCTTTGTGCCATTTGATGTTCTGAAAAGTTCGTTGTTAAAAGTTTTCATATATACCTCGTTTTTTAGTTAAAGTAATTTCAATATACCATAATTTTATGGTGTGTCAAATTATTTTTAATATTTTTTTAAATAAAGTTATTTTTTTAGGTATATTAATCTCAAACTTTAGGAGAAATTATGCAAGAACGACAATACTTTACCTTTCTAAAGTCCTACGCTGATATATACCAACAGCTGAATGACGAACAGAAGGTTCTTTTTATAGATGCAATAATCGACCAACAAATGAATGGCGTTGATGCTGAATCAATTATCTTTGATGATGCAATGCTAAACATAGCATGGTCTGGTGTTAAGCCAAGTCTAAGCAAATCTATAGCACAATATATGAACGGAAAGAAAGCCAAAACGAAGCCAACTACAAGCCAAGTAGAAGCCAAACCCGAACAAATAAGAAGTAAGAAGAAAGAAATAAGAAATAAGAACAAGGAAATAAGAAAAAGAATTGTTAAGGAAAAAACAACGATAGAGAATTTTTATCCAAATGAAACATCACTAAAGGCAGTTAATGATGTTTATCCTAATTGCAACATTGATAATCTGGTTAAAGATTTTAAAGACCAAGCAAGGAATAGGAAACAACCCTTTAAAGATTTTGATGCTGGATTTAGAAATTATCTAAAGCGTGGTTGGATTAGTCCATACAACGAAAAGAAACAATTATCACATTCACAAATGGCTAGTGAAATGATGAAAAACCCATTATTAACTTTTGGAGATGATGATGAACTATAAAGCTAAAGCACAATACATACTTGGATATATGGAATTAAGATTCCAACGCAGATGGGGAGATGACCAGAGAGATAAGGAAGCTGAGAGAAATATCTGGGCAATGGAGTTGCAAAAGTTTGATGAGAATCAACTATCAGACCAAAACATTATGAAAGCGTTTGATAACTATAAGAACTCTGTTGATTATGACCAGAAAAGACCAAGCATTGACCAATTTATGTCTTACCTAAAGTCTGCTAGTCATGTTGAGCCAAAAAGAGTTGAATACAAACAGATTGATTATGCTGGATTATGGGATAAAGCTGAAGCACAAGGTAGAGATGCTTGTATTGCCTATATGAAAAACATTTTTAACAGAAGGCTAGTATCTCCAGCAACTAAGTATCACATTAGAAAATACTGGGAAAAAGAAGGCATGACTTATGGTCAATTTTTAGATAAAGGATTAATATGAAACTGAAATATCACGACATTAAATTTGAGATTAAAAAGCTTGGATTAACACAAGAGCAAGTAGCAGATATGCTGGGAGTAACGACTAACACGCTAAATTATCGCATTAAGCAGGATAAACCAACGATACATTGGGCGATATATGGCATAGCTAATTACTATGGCAAAGAGGACAATTTGGTAATCAAAGAATGAGAAAATATAGAGAACAATTTACCTTGCCATTTCCGCCAAGTGTTAATGCTTGTTATAGAGCTATACCTAGAGGAAAGATATGCACTAATATCATTTCTAAGGAAGGCAGAGATTACAAAGATAGGATTAACATGATTGTTGGCAGTTTAAAGCCTAGAGAATGTAAATTTATCGTAACTATTAAACTCTTTATGCCAGATAAGCGTAAAAGAGATATTGACAACTACTTGAAGATTCTATTAGACTCGCTAACTGGTAAAGTCTGGGTTGATGATTGCCAAATAGATTGCATTGTTATTTCCAGAGAGGAAGTAATAAAAGGTGGGCGAGTTACATTAGATGTCAGGGAAATATAGCCATATACAAGGGGTAATTAACGCTAAAGTGGTTAGATTGTATTTTGAGAATAAAGATAAATTATTAGAATATACTGATACACTAACGGAACAACAAAAGCAAAGAGCTAGGAATCACCTCAATATTGTGGTTAAAATAAACAAAACTAAACAGTATTAAAAATGAAAATAAAAAAGAAGGCAATGTTGGAAGCATTAGAAAGCAGTCTTGGTATTGTGAGTAAAGCTTGTAAAGATGTTGGTATCTGTAGAAAGACACATTACGACTGGCTTAAAGATGACGAGGAATATGCTAAAGAGGTTGCTTTAATTGATGATATGGCTATTGATTTTGCTGAGTCATCACTACACGAACAAATTGCAGATAAAGTGCCAACATCAACAATATTCTATTTAAAAACCAAAGGCAAAAAGCGTGGTTATGTTGAGAAGCAAGAAGTAGAGAGTAATATTGTTACTGGCATCAAGCTTATAGATGATTAAAGAAGTTGGCGTATTAAAACATCAAAAAGAATTTATAAAATCTGATTCTCCTTCTACTGGTCTTGTTGCTGGTTTTGGTGCTGGTAAATCCTACGCTGGGGTTCTCAAGACAATCATCAAGAAGATGCAATATCCTAATGTCAAGGTGGCTTATTACTTGCCGACCTATGGACATATCCGAGATATAGCTTTTGATAAATTTCCTCAATTATGTGATGAGCTAGGATTGTTTTATCGATTGAACAAATCAGACAAAGAGCTAACTATTCAAGAATATGGCACGATTATTTTTAGGAATATGTCAGAGCCAGAGATGATTATTGGTTTTGAAGTTGGTTATTCCTTGATTGATGAGTGCGATATATTGCCAAAGAGCAAGATGGATAAAGCCTTTAAGCAAATTCTAGCTAGAAACAGAAGTCCATTACCAGATGGCAAACCTAATCAAGTAGATACTGTTGGAACTCCAGAGGGTTTTAAATGGTTCTACTCAAGATTCGTTGAACACGCTAATCCAAGTTATAAGTTAATTAAAGCTAAGACTATGGATAACCCATATCTTCCAGAAGGCTATATTGAAACGCTAAAAGAAGATTATGATGAAAAGCTATTAGAACAATATCTCATGGGAGAGTTTGTTAATGTTAATGGTTCTCAAGTCTATCACCAGTTTGATAGAGAGCTACATATAATTGCTGATATGCCAATCAATAAAAACTATCCATTGATGATTAGCTGGGACTTTAACATTAATCCATATAACGCAGTATTTTTAATTCAAGAAATAGGAGGAGTTGTTTATGTTATTGATAACGCTATTAAGAAAAACTCGCCAGTTGTTGATTCGATTGAATATCTCAAAGAAAAATTTGGGTATCTGGGCAACTATCTATACGAAGCTACAATCTATGGAGATGCGTCTGGTAAATCGAGGTCGCAAGGGACAGCACAGACGAACTATGACCTAATCAGAGATGCTGGTTGGAGAAAGTTTAATATCAAGACTGCTAACCCAAGAGTGCAAGATAGAATAAATGTTTTCAATTCAATGTTGAAAAATGGTAATGGTTCTGTTAGTATTGCGATATGTTCCCGTAATGTAGAATTAATAAACGACTTGGAACAGATGTCATATAATGATAGGGGCGAAGTAGATAAGTCAAACCAAGACTTGAGCCACGCTAGTGATAGTGTGGGTTATTACTTAGAAACAGAACATAGACTAATTAAGCAAAAAGAACTACGAGCTAACTACGCATTATGATTATTAATCACTACACTAAGAACGATATTAGAAGTATCGACCCAACTACCAAGAATAGATTAGAGAAGTTTAAGCTTCGCTATGATATGTATAACGATAACTATAGAGAGCAAGTCATTCACAAGCTTGGTCAGTTATACAGAGCTTTTGCTCAACTGAAATTAGATGTCCAGATTAACGACAATTACAATATCTACAAGCAGGTTGTTAATGCTATCTCTAATGTGTATTCATTTGGTGTTGATAGACAATTCGATAACGAAGATATAGCTCAACTATACAATCAATTAAGAATCAATAAGACTATGGCTCAAGCTAATCGTTATATGAACGCATTTAATGATTTGCTAATACAAGTTAGCTGGGACGATAAGAAAGAGATGCCTAAGATAATGCTTAGACTCCCACACAATACAGAGGTTGAATATTCGCAGGGGGAAGTCAAATCTGTCCAATACTTTGTTGAAATGGTAGAAAAGAAAAGAGAGCGTTGGGCTTATTGGTCTGATGAAGAACATTACTATATCGACAAAGAAGGCGGAGAAGATAAGATTGTTCCAGTAGAAGATAACGAGGAAATGGTTAATCCATTTGGAAAGCTACCATTCGTATTCTTGCATAACGGCTGGAGAGATGAAACATTTTGGGATATGTTTACTGGTGATGATTTAACTGGTGGCACAATCGATATGGCTGTGCATCTAACATTCCTAAATCACATCATTAAGACTCAATCATTTAAGCAATTAGTGGGTAAAGGCGACAATGTGGGAGAACTACTTGGTCAAGTATTAGACCCATTATCAATCCTAACACTAACTGGACAAAACACCGAGATTGATGTCCTAGACCTACAATCTAACTATGACCAACTACATAAAGTCGCACAAGACCTAGCAAATAATATTGCTGTTAATTATGGTATTAGTCCTAGTCAGTTTAGAATGACTGGCTCAGTATCATCTGGCTTTGCTTTGCAGATGGAGAACTTGAAACTAGATAGATTTACAGTAGAGCAACAACAAGACTTTAAATCGTATGAGCAAGACCTATTTAGCTTGATTAAAACTGTATCTGAAGTCTATGGTCAATCACTTGGTGATGGTGATATGTTTGTTGATTTCGTAGAGCCTAACTATCCGGCATCAGAATCAGAACAATTATCAATAGAACAAACTAAGATTGATATGGGATTAACTAATACTGCTGATATTCTAATGAAGATTAATCCAGACCTTACTGAAGATGAAGCTAAGGCTGAGATAGCAATGAATCTAACAGCTAGAAACGATATGCTGAACAAGACAGCTAATATAGCAATTACTACGCAGATTGATGAGAAACTGTGAGTCTAAAGAAACTAATTGATGCCAACCAAGAAGAACTTGATGACATCATTGAC